TACTCGAAACTCTGGGGCTACGCACTCGTGCGGAAGCTCCTCAATCGACTCCGAAAGTACGCGCACAATTAAACCCACCAGTAATGGATGCACCTTATGGTAATTATTATGGAAATAATGCATGGGGTGGTTATGGATCTTATGTTAATGCGATCACGCGTCAAAATGCTATGGCTATCCCAAGTATTGTTCGCTGTCGTAATCTTATTTGTAATACTGTCGCGGCTATTCCGTTAAAGACTTATGACAAGGCATCAGGTAAAGAAATACCTAATATGCCATGGATCGAACAGCTAGATAAAAGACAACCACGCGCTGTCACATTAGCTTGGCTTTGCGATTCATTACTTATGTACGGCGTTGCGTACTTACGCGTTGAAGAATTGTATGCAGACGATAATCGTCCATCTTCTTTTGAGTGGATTCAAAACGATCGCGTAACAACAAAATTTAATGCTAAATCTACTGTTATTGACTATTACATGGTCGATTCTGTTCGTGTACCAGATAGCGGTATTGGATCACTCGTTACATTTCAAGCCCTGAACCAAGGTATTTTGTTGACATCCCTTCAAACAATTCAAGCTGCACTCAACATTGAAAAGGCTGCTTCTATTGCTTCTGAAACTCCTATGGGTTCTGGATACATTAAAAATAATGGCAGCGACATTCCAGAAGAAGAAGTGCAAGGTATTCTCAATTCTTGGAAAAATGCGCGTAACTCTCGCGGTACTGCTTACCTCACACAGACACTTGATTACCAGTCTGTTGCTTTTTCACCTAAAGACATGATGTATAACGAAGCCAAGCAATACTTTGCTACTGAATTGGCTCGCGTTTGTAACGTGCCAGCGTGGATGATAGATGCCGAAGTTATGCGTTCTATGACATATCAAAACATTATAGATGCGCGTAAAGATTTTATGGCTTACTCCCTGGCGCCGTTTATCTCAGCTATTGAAGCTCGACTATCTATGGATGACCTCACACCTCGCACACAAGAGGTTCGTTTTGCAGTAGATGACACATTCTTGCGCGTAGATCCACTTGCGCGTTTGCAGGTAATTCAGCAAATGCTTGAACTACAACTTATTGACTTAGATCAAGCTAAACAAATGGAAGGACTAGCACCAGATGGATCAGGACTCACCAACGATGCACTTAATCTTTAGCGCACCGATCCAAGCTGCCGATACTGGCCGCAGGATCATTTCAGGCGTTGTCGTACCTTTCGGCAAAATCGGACACACTAACGTAGGCGCAGTTATTTTTGAACGCGGCTCTATAGCGATCCATGATGGAACTAAAATCAAATTGCTAGCGCAACATGAGCCAACAAATCCAATAGGCCGCGCTCAATCTTTTCAGACAACAGACGATGCGATCTATGGGCAATTCAAACTATCTGCATCGCAAAAGGGCAACGACTATTTAATCATGGCAGCGGAAGGTCTTATTGACGGCCTATCTGTTGGCGTAGATGTCATCGCATCAAAGCCAGATCACGATGGAGTTATCCATGTGACTGCCGCTGTACTCAAAGAAGTTTCTTTAGTTGAAACACCTGCGTTTGATAACGCCAAGGTGCTTTCTGTTGCTGCTCAAATGGGTGACATGGAAGAAGCAGCTGAGGAAGTTATAGAAAATAAAGAAGCAGAACTTATTGACCAGATTTCTAACGCCGTAGATCAACTGAAAACTCTTCAGGACGTCGAAGAAGCATTAGATGAAACCCAACCCGAAACAGAAAGTGAGGCAAGCGTGGACGAAACCACAACAGCCGCAAAACCAGAGGCGATCGAAGATCGTCCAGTAATTAAGGCTTCACAGCCATACATCACCACAACTGTTCGCCACGGCATCACTTCTAAGGGCAAGTATGCTGAACACAAAGTAAAGGCTGCACTCGGTAACGAGGAGTCAAAGCTTTGGGTTGCGGCAGCAGAAGATCCTTCAAACATCACAGCTGCGGCAGATGCTATGTCAACAAACCCAGCCTTCAACCCAACTCAATATCTTTCACAGTTTGTATCAAATACAAACTTTGGCCGTCCAACAATTGACGCTGTCGGTCGTGGGGTATTGCCTGCTAGTGGTCTAACAATCAACATTCCATCATTGGTTACTTCTGCTGGTGGCGGTTCTGATACTGCTCCAACAGTAGCTCTTACAGCTGAATCAGCTGCTCCATCTGATACAGGAATGACATCTACTTACGAATCAGTAACAGTCAAAAAGTATGCGGGTCAACAGACAATCAGCCTAGAGTTGATGGAACGTTCAGATCCAATCTTCTTTGATCAACTTGCTATTCAACTAGAGCGCGCATACTTGCTTGCTACAGATGCAGCCATGATCGCAGTACTAACAGCACAAGGCACACAAGCTGCTACAACAGCTGGTTCTGCTGCTGGTCTGATCAGCTACATCTCAACAGAAGCACCTGCGGCATACGCTGGATCTTCATACTTTGCGTCAAACATTGTCACCAATACTTCATGGTGGTCAACTTTGATCGGTGCTGTTGATACAACTGGTCGTCCGATCTACAACGCGATCAACCCTTACAACACAGCTGGTCAATCTGCTCCAACAAGCATCAAGGGCAACGTCCTTGGTCTTGATTTGTATGTAGATAAGAACGTGACATCTGGGCTAGTCGATGAGTCAGCATTCATCATCGCACCAGAAACAGCTACTTGGTGGGAGTCACCTACTGCGTACTTCTCAGTTAACGTGGTCAGTTCAATGTCTGTCAACATGGCTATCTATGGCTATGGCGCAGGTAAGGTCTTGATCCCAGCTGGTGTTCGCCGCTTCAACCTTACATAAGTCGTAACGACATAAATGCCAAAGCTGTCGTTGTTGCCCTTCGGCAGCTTTGGTCTTAACAACTAGGAAGGATAGAGATGACTGCAACGCTAGTAACCGCCGCTGAACTTACAGATGTGCTTGGAATTGGCACTCTCTATTCTTCCACGATTGTCGAAGGTGTCTGTCAAGCTGCTGAGGATATTGTCACAGCCCAGTTATGGTTTAACTCCTACCCTATTGTCGGTGCAGGTTGCGCCAGCAATAACGGCTATGTGGTTTTATCCAATCGAGATACATACACCACAGGTCAGACAATTCAGATTACCAATGCTGGGATTTACAACGGCACAAAGACGATCACGGCCACTTACCCTTACACAGTCGGCACTTCTGCATCGTTTCCTTGGTTTATCTTTTCGCCGTATAACCAGACTAATTTTCCACGCCAGTATTCAATCCTTCAATTTGCTTTTACCCACGCAGACGATGTTTATCATCAGATCCAGCCTTACGGCCGCGCATCCATCGACTACGACACACAATTCACCGCTTACAACACAAAGAATGCTGTTCGACTAGCTGCGTTAGAGATTGCCGTAGATATGTGGCAATCACGCCAGCAATCCAGCGCAGGTGGCATTTCACCAGACTTTTCACCATCGCCGTACCGCATGGGCTACAGCCTTTTGCGCCGCGTGAACGGCCTTCTAGCTCCTTACACTTCGCCTCGGTCAATGGTGGGCTAAATGGTTGCCGTCACAGCACTCAGATCAACATTGGCCACGGCCTTAGCAAACGATGGGGTTTGGCAGGTCTTTTCCTTTCCACCTGCCAGCCCTATCGCCAACTCAATCATCATCTCACCCGATGATCCTTATTTAGAGCCACAAAATAACCAACAAAACTCGATCTCACCTATGGCCAATTTCAAGATTACGATTATCGTGCCGCTTCTTGATAACCATGGCTCACTTAATGACATCGAGACTTTTCTGGTCGGCGTATTCAACAAACTTGCATCAAGCTCTCTAAATATAAGAATGGGCAACTTCACAGCTCCAACTGTGCTGGGCGTAGATGTAGGACAAATGCTTTCCAGCGACCTATCCATTTCTATCCTAACTTCTTGGAGTTAATCATGAGCGATCTATCACCAGAGAATCTGGCCTTTCTAGAACTGATCGGCCAAGTTATACCAGCACCAGCAGCTCCTAAAGCTGCACCAAAGCCAGTCACACCAGCAGCAGACACAACAGAAGGAGCTA